TGGATGGCGTCGGAAATGACGATCGCGGTGACCAAATCTATGAAAAAAGATGAGCATCGAGTATATCAATATTATGATGCGGTAATTGAGACAGGATATCGAGCAGAGCTTGATGAAGATTGGAAAAACAGGAAGGAGAAAAAAGTATGGAAGTTAGATGGAGAAGTTAGCCGAAAATCTTTATATGTAGGGAGGGAAGATCGGGAGTTTGATGAAATTTGGGATCTTAAGCCAACAGATGAAACAGTTTTGATATCTGCAGAGCATTTGAAGCATGCGATGGTCGCATACAGGGAGCGAGAATTAGAGCAAGCAGTGCCAAGAATTTATCAAACGATGGTGAATGAAAGCATTGAAAATCAGATTGTCTCACCCGGCGGAACCGATTTAGCGGGCAGGATCACAGTTGATACATTATTAGGACGAGTGCACCTTTGGGGTTCTATGGCTGAATCAATGTGCTTTGATCGTAAAGGAATAGAAGTGTGGGAAGCTTGCAATCATGAAATGTCAAACTTGGTTGATCAGTTATATTTAATGGGATTATTTCACGTTCGACATAATCCCTATTACTATGTTCCATGGGAGGAATTTATCTTTATTGAGAAAAGCAAGAATATCGATGACGAAAAAGTGACATCTATAGTAGGACAATATGATAAAAACAGAAAACTGCAAGATGTTTATGAGAAATATAAGTTGACACCGAGATTTAAACAAACTAGTGAGAAGATGTTTGGATTAAAAGCAAGTTGGGATGTTGAAAACGCGCATAATACACATTTAACGAGATTTTGGGATCAGCCGAAGGTACACTTAGTGAAGAAAGAAGTGTGTGATCAACTCGTTGATGCTTTACGAAAGGTTGCAGACGATTTAAAAGTTAACTTTGAAATGTCAGACACACCAGGGATATGCGAACGATTTTCAAGAATTCTATCAGAAACGTTTCAATTAGACATTTATGCAGGTTCAGCATATAAACAAATACATCGTAGGAAAAAGTTCGCAGCGAATCTAGTTCGAGCGGCGGATCAGATGTGTGGAACCAAATTAAATCCAAATACACGTGAAAAATGCTTACAAGGAGTGTATCAGGTTGCAAGTGCATTGCTCGGACCAATATATACTAAAATGAAAAGTGAAATGGGATATGATGTTAATTCCATGTTGAAAAGTTATAACGAGGGGAAGAACAAGGAAAAGCTCTTTCGAATCTTAAAAAATAACCAGAAAATGACATTATTACAACGTAAGAATGTATACGTTGATTTTCCAATGGGTAGGCATCAAGGATTAACTTGGATAAATACATATCAACATAAAAGTGTTAAAATTAATATGGAGGAGGGAGTACCTTATACATATTGCGATGAAGAGGATGAAAATCTGATGTGCACAAGTTTTAATGACGAATACTATTACTTATATATGGATGCGTTGTTGGAAAGAGAGGAGTGGGATGATCAAATTGATGATGTTGGCTCGTTATTAAACGAGGAGGGGAATATCTTACATTACGATATAGCATCTGATTTCTACATTACAGAGAGTGGCGAATTACACTTAGCTGATTATTATAGAAAGCGAATAATTTTTAATTTGGTAAGGGGGCACGAGTTCGAATGCATTGATACTTACTCTGAAGGTTATAACATCGCGCATAAAGGATCGAAGAGGTTGGATAATGACCAGATATTTTTTGGAATAGATGGCTTATTTAAAATGGGAATGTGTCGATTTGATAGTACGTCATTAGGCGAGGGTAAAACGCTTGCGAGACCCAAATTTGAAGATATTGCAGGTGGAATTATGGCACAATGCGCAGAGTATATGTCTGGAAAAGATTGGTTCATCTCTAGGTTTTGTAAGAGGATGGAATGTAGAGAAAAGTCAGAGGAGTTAGCGTGGTGTAATAGCTTTACTACGCCCCGGTTTATGATTTGGGAATATGCTATTTTCCTTTATACCATTTTCAAAAATTATGCACCAGTAATAGTGCGGAAAATGAGAACAAGGAAATTTGAGAGCGTATACCCGGATATTGATACCGAAGAAATACCGGAGATTATTTTTGAAATTAGACATATTTCGCAGATCCCAATTATGTTAATTGATGTGTTATGTGAGAATCGGGAACGTCTAAGAAATGAACATGAATGTGTGAGAATATTGCTAGAAATTCAGAGTGTGAAGATGGAAAGACGACATCTAATATTGAAGAAAGTTTTTCCCAGCTTAGTTAATTATTTAAGGGAACCAACGCCCAGTGGAATGTTGATGATTAATTTCTTACCATTACTGTTAACTTTTGGTTTGGCAGTCACAAGCAAATGCTCTAAAAGAGTTGTTCCTATTACGTATTGCGATGAAGCGAAGATGAGGATTTTGCCAATAACAATTACGGATTATGAAGGTTCAGGAAATTTCTTGAACTGGGTGGTTTATTTGACAAAATTCTATGGAATTAAACAACATGAAACGATGACGGTTAGCGATGAATTAAAAATGATACATCCATGGATCATTAATTATTATTTGCGTGTTGATTTTTTAGATAAACCCGAAAATGTAATTGAATTAAGCACAAAGCGGCAACTGGTAGAGATGTGGTTAGGTCAAAGGTGTGGAGGAGTGAGTGAAGGATTGATATTTATAAGGAGTTCACATTTTCCATCGCGTGGTTTTGTTGCGATAAGCATTAATGATGGATTAGTACCGACGAATTTAAGATTTAAGCGAGTGCGAGAGAGATTCAGCGGATCAGAAGATACGATGGTTGGTGTTGTTTGCGTTGAAGTGTTAGATGACGCGGTTAGGGTATTTGCTGAAGGAAAGGTCGAAGCTCGAATTTTAAAACGCATTTTTTGGGGCGTGCAACACGATGTTATAATAATTAAAAGCAAAGGTAGGGTGTTTGGAAATGAATTAATGGTCACAAAGCTCATGAATATATAGAGGTT